GAAGAATTGAGAACCTTTGTCAGAGGAATTAAAAAAGAAAACTACATAACAGAAGAACAACAAGATATTATTTCAGCCGCAACTGCAAGGTACTACGGACTTAAAGATACATTAGAAAGTATGAGTAGACCAAAAGGATATACAAACTATTTTACAAATTGGGAACCTAATGCAATAGAAGTTGATGAAAATGATATCAATGACTTAAAAGCAAAACTCACAAGAAGTGTGTATGATGAAAAACTTACAGATACACTGTCAAGTGTAAGCAGAGCAGTGAAACTTAGAACGGAGAAGGATGCAATGGAACCTGATGAAACAAATCCTACCATTAGAAAAGCAGACGGAAGCATGGATTTTGATGCTATGGCGGCAAGAACAAAAGCACAAAAAGATGCAGAAGCAGAACAAGATAAAGAACGTTCTAATGCAGATGCTGGTGTAATACAAGATGCTATTAAAGGCACATTAGAATATCATAGTAATCCTTTAGAAAAAGCAGACATGATTGACTTTATTAAAGTTACTAAAGCAATGGATATGCCACAAGCAGAAAAGAACAATGCACTTATAAACAAAGTAAAAGACTTTCTAGCACTAACATTGGTAGATGATCAACTAGCGGCCGCAGTGGCAAGATTAGATGTAGGAAACAAGGCAGATAAAAAAATTGCAGTAGATGTTGTAAACAAATTTTTTAAAGATTCAAAAGAAGTACAACCAAAGGCTAAAAAAGATCTATATGGCAAACCAAAAGAATCAATTGATGTATTTGAAAAAAGTATGGACAGAATTGTAGAAGGCACATGGCAGATTCCAGACGATAAAGAAAAATTAGATAAATTAACAGATGCTATGAAAAATCCTATTCCATTTGGTAAAGAGGGAGATACAGCCACAACTGCTATTCAACCTTTTATTGGTGATGATAGTCTTTATGACGCACTATACTTACAGTCAACTAAACAAGGTGAAGATGCAGATGCAAGACCAGTGATTGTAGATTGGATGGTTGATAACGTAGATTTAATTGCAGGCAACAGTGATCTTGATGATCAAGACTTAGTAGATGCTGTTAGACAAATGGTTAAAATATCAGGAAAAGAAGGCGACTTAGGAAACTTTGACAAGCACATGGAAGAAGGCGAAGAGGACACACAAGAAGGGATAGAATCAATGAATGAATCAGAAGAAAACATAGAAGTTGTAGAACCCGAAACGGCTCAAACTGAACCAGTAGAAGAAACAGCACCAGTAGAAGGTGATGCTGAACTACAAAAAATCAGGGACATGGCAGGCATAGGGTCAAACGCAAAATCAAACTTTGGCATTAGACCAGGCGAAGAAGGTTACCAAACTACACCTAGAAGTATTATTCAAAGGCAAAGACAGGCACTTGATAGAATAGCCAATATGGAACCAGAAGCAACACAAGAAGCAAACTAAAACAAAATAACAAATAGCACCGAAAGGTGCTATTTTTTTGACTAAAAACCACAAAATAATTAAAAAAAAGTCTTGACTACTAAATACAAATGTTATATACTATAGAAATAGTATGTATCAGAGGCATACAAAACATAGGCTAATAACAGGCACATAAGGAGAAATAAAATGGCATCATTGGCAGAAATTCGTGCAAAACTTAAAGCACAAGAATCTCGTAACGAGAGAACCGGCGGCGGCGATAACGCAATTTACCCACATTGGAATATACCTGAAGGAAGTACAGCAGTTGTACGATTCTTACCTGATGGTAATCCAGATAACACTTTTTTCTGGGCAGAAAGGTTGATGATAAGGCTCCCTTTCAGCGGAGTTAAGGGTGGCGACATGAATTCAAATCAAGTCGTGGTACAAGTTCCATGTGTTGAAATGTGGCAAGAAACTTGTCCTATCCTATCTGAAGTGAGAGGATGGTTTAAAGATTCTAGTCTTGAAGACATGGGTAGAAAGTATTGGAAGAAGCGTAGTTATATTTTCCAAGGTTTTGTTACTGAGAATTCGTTGCAAGAAGATGCACCAGCAAATCCAATTCGTAGATTTGTAATCTCACCAAGTATCTTTACATTAATCAAAGACGCATTAATGGATCCAGATATTCAGGAATTACCCACAGATTATAATGCAGGTTTAGATTTTCGTATCACTAAGACCACAAAAGGTCAGTATGCAGATTACTCAACCTCAAAGTGGGCAAGGAAAGAAACTGCATTAACAGAATCACAAAAGTCTGCAATCGAAACATACGGATTGCACAATTTAAGTGATTTCCTTCCAAAGAAACCTACAGATGTTGAATTGGCTGTAATCAAAGAGATGTTTGAAGCATCAGTTGATGGTAAGCCATATGACGTTGAAAAGTTTGGTCAATACTACAGACCATATGGAGTTGAAGCACCAGCAGGTACATCCTCTAGTCAGTCTGACACACCTGCTCCGGCTGTGACAACACCAACTCCTGCACCGGAAGTTAAACAAACAGTTGCTGAAACAGTAGCACCAGAGCCAGCAAAAGTTGAGACTCCTGCTCCTCAATCAACAACAGTTGAGACTCCGGCGGCGACAACCACTACAGAAGAAGGTGGTAGTAAACGGGCCGAAGACATTTTAGCAATGATTCGTAACCGACAATCTAACTAAAAAATAATATAGGGAGGGTCAATCCCTCCCTATTACTAACAAGGAGTGTAGTATGGCAAAACCATTTGACGTGAGTAAATTTAGAAAAGACATAACAAAAAGTATTGATGGACTAAGTGTTGGATTCCATGATCCAACAGATTGGGTAAGCACAGGTAATTATGCATTAAACTATCTTATCTCAGGTGACTTTTATAAAGGTGTACCAATGGGAAAGGTTACTGTTTTTGCTGGTGAAAGTGGTGCTGGAAAGAGTTACTTTGCAAGTGCAAACATTGTAAGAAATGCACAAGAGCAAGGAATATTTGTGGTATTAATTGACAGTGAAAATGCACTAGATGAGGCATGGTTACATGCACTTGGTGTAGACACAGATGAAAGCAAATTGCTTAAACTAAGCATGAGTATGATTGATGATGTTGCAAAAACTATTAGCACATTTATGAAAGATTACAAAGCAATGGCAGACGAAGACAGACCTAAGGTGTTGTTTGTGATAGATAGTTTGGGTATGTTGTTGACTCCAACAGATGTTGACCAGTTTGACAAAGGTGATATGAAGGGTGATATGGGTCGTAAGCCGAAGGCACTGACTGCATTAGTTCGTAACACAGTAAATATGATTGGTAGTTACAATGTAGGCATGGTGTGTACTAATCATACATATGCTAGTCAAGACATGTTTGATCCAGATGATAAGATATCAGGTGGACAAGGCTTTATCTATGCAAGTAGTATTGTTGTTGCCATGAGAAAACTTAAACTTAAAACAGATGCTGATGGAAACAAAACCAGTGATGTACATGGTATTAGAGCGGCATGTAAAGTTATGAAAACACGTTATGCAAAACCGTTTGAAGGTGTACAAGTAGAGATTCCATATGCAACTGGTATGAGTGCTACAAGTGGACTTATAGATTTATTTGAGAAAAAAGGATTACTTGTAAAACAGGGCAACAGGTTAAAGTATACTAAAAAAGATGGTACAGAAATGCTAGAGTACAGAAAAGCATGGACTAGTGATAAACTAGAAATAATTATGATGGAACAAAATACGACAGATCTTATAAGTAATGATGAACCTGAACCTGTAGAAAAAACATTAGATGAAATGACTCCAGAAGAGTTATATGTTAAAGGTACAGAAGAACAACTAAAAGAAAGAAATGAATTATGATTGACTTTGAAGTTTTAGAATCATCATATAAAATTTTAAAAGAGTATATTCCTAGTAAAGATAGAAACCAAGCCGTTCAGCATTTAGTTGATGACTTACAAGAAGTATTGGATGAAGAACAACTAAAACAATTGGCAGGCATTGATACACATCTTCGTGAGGCAATAAAAGATATACTTGGCGAAGATGAACACGTAGATGAATTTGAAGATGAAGAATGGTAAAAGTTGAATTACTTTCCTATAAAAACCAAACCTGCATGTCAACTTAAATGGGCATGGAGCACAATCAGACTATATGAAGGTAGCACCAGTAGTTGCCATAGAATAGAAAAAGATTTTCTTTCTGTTGATAATTTTGATGATTTTCATAACACTGAAAATAAAATTAATGATAGGAAGAAAATGCTTTCTGGTGAATGGCCGGGACGTGGGTGTGAGTACTGCAAACACATAGAAGATGCAGGTGGTACTAGTGATAGAATGTATCAGTCTAGTATACCCAATCAATATCCTTTAGAACTAGACAAAGACCCTACTGCTACAATGATAAATCCAACTATTGTTGAAGTTTACTTTGACAACACATGTAATTTAAGTTGCTTGTATTGTTGGGACGGATTTAGCAGTAAAATACAAGCAGAAAATAGGCGATTTGGAAGATTCGAAAAAGATGATGTTGTACTAGATAACTTTGCAACCAAAGTCGATAAACTAGGTACAATAACAGATAAGTTTTTTGATTGGTTAGCAAAAAATCATTCTACTCTAAAACAGTTTCATTTCTTAGGTGGTGAGCCATTTTATCAAGCACAGTTCAATAGGCTGTTGAAATTTTTTGAAAATCATCCCAGTCCACAATTAGAATTTACAATAGTATCTAACCTAACGGTTGCACACAATAAGTTTGTTACACAAATAGAAAAGATAAAAAATTTAATTGCAACTAAAAAAATCAAAAGATTAGATGTAATGGCTAGTATTGATTGCTTTGGTAAACCTCAAGAATATGTAAGATATGGCATCAACTTAAAACAGTTTAAAGAAAATTTTGAATACTTGGCTAGTCAACGTTGGATATACTTAAACTTTAATCAAACACACACAGGACTTACAATCAAGACTGCACCAGATGTAATAAAATATATGGCAAGACTAAGAAAGAAATACAAACGACCTATAGCACACAGTTTTGGCGAAGTTGTGTTCAGTCATAGTTGTTTGCGTCCTGGTATATTTGGTAAAGGATTTTTTGATAAAGATTTTGATAAAATTTACAAAGCAATGGAAAACTATGATGAAGATTGGCAAAATCAACAGATGCTTGGTTATATGCAAGGACTACAGAAAAAATACAACAACCAATCTAGAGATTACAAAGAAATAAAAAAACTAGGTGTGTTGTTAGATGAAATAGATAGACGTCGAAACTTAAATTGGCGTAAAACATTTCCATGGTTGACAAAATTAGTAGATGAAAGTAAAATAAAATAATGGCACAATGGTACGGAAAAGTAACTCAAGATTTATCTAACATTCCTGCATTTATCAGTTACTATGAAATTGAATTACAAAATGCACGAATAGAATGTTCAGTAAAAGGAATACTTGAGAAAAATATTTCTGCACTGCCTGGTATTACTGAACGCAGATTTAATCAATTACAAGAAATTGAAGCAGTGCTTAATTTTTTAAATATACAGTTGAGAAAAACAAGACGTAAACACTTCCAAAAATATTTGGAGGGATATCAAAGAGCACTTACAAGTAGAGATGCTGAGAAATATGTTGATGGTGAGGATGAAGTAATTGACTTCGAAACTATCATTAACGAAGTTGCATTACTTAGAAACAAATGGTTAGGTATTATGAAAGGTCTTGATTCAAAACAATGGCAGATGGGACACATTGTAAGATTGAGAACTGCAGGTATGGAGGACATTAGAATCGATGACTAATTGGGAAGATTACACAATCAGTCATGCACACAGTCTTAGAACACTACAAATTTTAGATAATTTTGACGACTTTAAACGTAGTGTAAAAAATCTAGTTGATATAGGTGCAGGCAAAGGATTAGATGCTAAATTTTGGGCAGACATGCGAGATGTTCCTAATGAAGATGGCACTCCTGGCAGACTTTTAAACATAAAATGCACTGCCGTGGATTTAAAAAATTATATGGAAGAACCAATTCCTCGTAATTTAGATTTTACAGGACATGACTTTAACAGTGGTCCTTTTCCTTTTGGTAAAAAGAAATTTGATGTGGCTTGGTGCCATGGCAGTTTACAATATGCACATTCTCCTATACAAGTTCTAGGTAACATCAATAATATAATGAATAAGAATGGTATGTTATATTTGTGTGTTCCAATGACAGTTAATAATGCATACAATAAATTTGAAAATTATACACCAGCAAAATTTTTAAACACATTTACTCTTACACAAATTATATACTATATTGCATTGAATGGTCC